GGGGTGTTTTCAATCCGGTCGTATTTGTTTGTTTCCCGATTGTAAGTGTGCGCAGGACCGCTGAAACATTCATCGTTCATATAGACGATCTCTTGCGCCATCGGCTCAGCAATGCCAAAAACGCCGGCAACCTTGCTGTAATCTTCCGGATCGATGTTTTTCATGTCGATACCGCGAGCGCGCCCAACGGAACCGATTGCGCAGACTTGACCATCCGCCTCAAGCGCACTGGCAACCAAGCGCTTTTTAGGCATGGCATCCAGCGCGGCGAGCATTTCGCGAAGGAACGCCTGTCCGCGCTTGCCGCGAAACGCACTAGCAACCGCACCGCGCCAGCGAATGTGCGCCCACTGGTCATCCATATCATCGACATATCCAGATCGGCTCATGACACCGCTCCCATCAAAATCGGAAGGCCAAACGCAACAGCGCAGAGAATGGAGAAGGTGAGGCGGGCGTACTTGCGGGGCATCATTTCCCTCCCAGCAAGTGACCGCGACCAGCTGCGATCATGTCGCGCCGATAGGCCGAGCTATCCGGCCCGCCGCTCTCGCGCAGGCTTTGCTGGTGGTCGAGCCATGCAGCCTCGGCGCGGTTATCGTGCCAGTTTTCAATCTCATCGATACATTCGAACATCGTCTGGCATGTGCCGGCGACTTGCAGATATTGCGGCGTAGCATCGTGGCTGTAATCCTCGTGCATCCACTCCCAGCCGTCGATCGATTCCTGGATGATGAAATTGCGATAGATGATCATCCCCTGCGTGGTATTGATGCGCACGCCGGTTGCCATGGTTCCCATCAGAACTGTTCCTTTGCGAATTGATGCGAGCGATCCGCAGCCGATGCGCGGCGATCGTCCTCGGGATACTCAACCGGCTCGTCGGCGGGCTCCCACGGCTCAAGCTCCAGCCATGCGGGCGTTGCGCCACCCTCCAGAGCATCAAGCGTTCCTTGGTTGTAGACCGCGTAATATTCGCCATCGACCAGAACGCGGACGGGGAAGACCAGCTTGCCGCCGCTGAACAGCTTGGCGACGATGAAGACCGATTGACGGGCGCGTGGCTTGCCGAGAAGTGCCAGCCCGCGTCCAGTGGTGCGCAGGGCGGTGTTCATGATGCTGAGCCTTGTGCGAGGGCGCTCTGGAATGCCGTGTCGAAAGCGGCGGCGTCATGAGCGTCAAGAGCCGCGATAATCTCGCTGGCCTCTTCTTTCATGGTGAAGCGACCGTCCTTGCGGCGCATGTCCCGAACGCTCAGCATGCGGTCAAGGCGCTTGAAGCGGGACTGCTCCATGACCTTCACGACAATCTCGATGCGCGGATCAGTCTTGCGGCGCGCTGTCTTCACTGCCTCGTTCATATTCTCAATCTCCGCTGTCGACGCTCATATCGAGACCGCACTTGCCGCAATGACCGGGATGCCAGCCGCGCTCATGGCGAGCGCCAGCCCCTTCGACCAGGGAGTGATTGCAAATTGCGAAGCTCAGGACGACGGGCGTCTGAGTGTTTTGCTTCGCCTCACGATCGTATGTGCTGCCGCCCCAGATGACCGCGTAGCCCGAGCCATCGAATGTGCCTTGACCGCCCATTGCTACCGGCCGGCAGAAGAATTGCGTCCACTGCTTGCGGCCTTTGTCGGGCCCTTCGTGACGGAGCGACCATCCCCACTTCGGCGTCATGCTGTGACCGCCAGAAGCCAAATTGTTCAGGAAGAGAAGCGGCTCGACCGGCTCCGTATTCGGCAGATCTACCTTGCCCTCGATGATGGGCATCAAGTCGTCTTCAAGCGTGTAGCGTTTTCTGGTGCTGACATTCATCTTTATCTCCTGCCGCTGTTTGCTGCGGGGTTGAGTTCGGCTGTCTTCTCTTCTGCACTCATGGTCTTTGCTTTCTTGGAGGGGGAGGGTTAGGCGGCGACGAGCTTGCCGCCCTTGGCTCGATAGGCGACGTTCGGCTCAAGTCCGTCTTGCCCGATGCAGCCAGTCGCAAAGCCGACGCATTTCCCGTCGCTGTTGAACTCGGCTATGGAAATCCAAGCGCCTTCAATTGCGCTTACTATGGTCTGCGGCCCAGCGGCGGCGATAACAGCATTTTTGCCGCTGCTACCGATCTGCGCGTAGTTGCCGCTGCTACCGATCCTCGCGTAGTCGCCGCTGCTACCGATCTGCGCGGAGTAGCCGCTGCTACCGATCCTCGCGTAGTTGCCGCTGCTACCGATCCCCGCGGAGTCGCCGCTGCTACCGATCTGCGCGTAGTCGCCGCTATCATCCTTACCCTTGGTACTGGCGATGAGCCATTGAACGCCGCGCTTGACCAGTTCGGGAAGGTGGATTTCGGCCTTGATTGTGATGGAGCCGGAGGCGATTTTGCTGTCGCCGTCTTTCGTCTCGGCGTTTGTTTCGCCCGACATTTCCACATCGGCCCACCGGTTCAGGTTCCCGGCATCATCGATAATCGCGTAGTGGTTCCAGACATCGAACGGGCTGCCCGTTACGGCGTGGAAGCCGTTGTGACAGACTTCGATTTTGCCAGCCTGATCGTAGGACTTGCCGATCTCGAACTGGAAACCACGACACTTCAAATCCTTGTCGAAGCCCTTGATAGCAGGGATGACCGCAGTGGCTTCCTTTTCTGCCTGCTTGGATTTCTTGGCGGTTGCCATCTGTCGTCTCCCGTTGTCTGTCTATGGGGTGGGGAAGGGGTTCAGGCTGCTTCCGAGACAGGCAGGTCCAAGAGCGCGTTGAGGCGTTCGGTTGGAATGCTTGGGAGGGAAGGTGCCGCAGCCTCGTAGGAGGCGACGAACGGGGCGACCTCGGGCCAAAGCTCCTTGAGGCGAGCAGTCGTGGAAGCGCGCGCCAGAGCAGACTTCACCTGCGCCGAAGCTTCCTTGTGGCGCTCGCCAATTTCCTTGAGGCGCTGCTCAAGCTCGGAATACCGAACCGCCAGCTTGTGGTCGCCGTCATAGGTGGCGACGCAGTTGCCGTAGTGTTTCGAGGCGAATGGCCGAAAGAACCGCGACGGCTCATCTTTATTCTTTGAGAGCGGAAGCGAGCGGCGCATGTCGCCATGGAAGCTCCCACCGAAATCCATGCTGGTGTATGAGCCGGACGCTCGGAAGCTGATTTGGTTGGAAGTCCTGAGCCAGCCTTCCGGCAATTCAGCGATGCGCTTACGGTCGGCGGCTTTGTACAGGTCGTTGTAGACCGCCAAGGCGAACTCGGCGCGATCCGCGACCAACGCCTTCAGCTCAGCGCCGAACCGATGCCGAAGAACGGCGACCGCAACTTCTTCCCGGATTTCGTTTGTCAGTCTTACGCTAGCCATCTGCGTTTCCTCTTGTGTCGCCGTTTGGTGAGGACAGAATACCGAATTGGTATCGACAGTCAATACCGAATTGGTATAAAACGAGGCATGACTGAAAATAATTTGCCGGCACCTGGCGCAGCCGTTCATTTTCTCAGGCGCCGAGACGCATGGATTCGGTGGGTGATTGAAAGCAACCTATCGCCGGTCGCCCGCGTGATCGGCGTTCACATCGCCATGCGGATGAACGTGCGGGATCAGGTGGCTTGGCCGAACGTCAAGACCATGGCAAAGGCTCTGGAGATTTCAGCCCGTCACGTGAGCCGTGGGTTGGCCGAACTGGACGAGTTCAAGGCACTCCACACAACACGAGATCGAGGCAGGGGAAACCGCTATCGGCTCGCCTTGCCAAGTGACCCATGATGACGCCCGTGTCATCATAACCCATGACGCCCGTGTCATGCGTAATAACGGTAAGGCTGAATACAGGTAAGGGTTCTTCTCTTTGGTATAGGGCTCTGGAGAAGAAGACTATAGCTCTAGCGGCTTACGAAACTCGAAGCCTACGAGCGAGCTGCGGATGGATGACGATCTGGACGACAGCGGCCCATTCGACGCGCTGGTCCTTCATCGTTTCCCCTACAACGGATTCTAGGTCAAAATGGCCTTTTTTGGAACCCCTCAAGAGCCTTTTCACAAGCGCCCGGCCATCGGGCAGGCCGACGACGCAAACCTGGCCGAGCATGTCTTCATGCGGCGGGTCGCGCCGATCGTTGTAAAGGATCAAGCTGCCGTCCGGCGCATAGATCCCCATTGAGCCTCCCGCCACTTCCACCACGGCCTCGTTCCCCCGCGCTCCAACTGGGGCGATTATTTCCCCGAACGGACCCTGATCCGTTTCATGCAGAATGGCGCCGTCGACCGATGCCCCGACACGCCCGACGATCTGGAGCCTTGCTACCGGCTTGCCGGCATTTGGGAAAATTACTTCGACGGGCGTGACGCCGAGCGGCGATGCAAGACGGTCGGCCCACTTCGGCGTCATTTCCCGCTCCCCCGATTCCAGCCGTTTGATTTGGGGCTGAGACGTGCCTGCCTTCTCGGCAAGCTCGGCTTGGGTAAGGCCTGCGGCCTCTCGAAGTGCGCGTAAATGCTCCATGCCGAAATGGTATCTGGGGTCAAAAGCGCAATCAAAAACCAAAGTGGTATTTTTCATCTTGACGGAAGATACCAAATTGGCATAATTGCGTTTATGAAACTCATCGACTTCATCGCCGCCACCGACACGAACGAAACTGCTTTTGCGCAGAAGCTCGGCGTCTCCCAGGTCACCATCAATCGGTACGTGAAGAACCAGCGGTTCCCCGACCCGGCGATGATCGAGCGCATCGAGAAGCTGACGAACCGCAAGGTCACGGTGACGGATTGGTACAGGCAGGCTGCCGAGGCGCGGTCTGCTGAGATTGCATCCACCCCTCCTGAGCAAAGAGCAGCGTCATGAGCTACGACTTTGGAACAGTCCGAACTATCAAGGCGCGCAATCGACACGTCTGCGAACAGTGCCGGAAGCCTATAAATGCCGGCGAAACGTACAGCTACGCGGTCGGTAAATACGACGGTGATTTCTATGCAATTCATGAACATATCGAGTGCCGCGAAGTATGGATCAAGCTTTGGGACGCTCGTGGTCTGGAATATGGCGATACCCAAGATGTTCTCATTTATGACGGCGAGTTGAGTGAGGATAAAGCCTGGATTGAGGCTGACTTCCCTGCCGTAGCGGCTCGTCTTTGGCCCACCCCACCCATTCACGCAGCGGGAGCAGAGGCATGAACACCGCGCGCATACAAAACGCCATCCGTGAAATCGAACTGAACACATCCGCCCTCAAATGGCTTGAGCAGTACGGGCCGCAGTTTACCGGTCGTGAGGAAAGCCAAGCGTCGGTCACGGTTCATCTTAACCTCGCGAGCGCCTGCTTTGGTGCGAAGGAAGCGGCGTCTGTCTTGTCGGCGTTTGCTCGGCTCTCGCTTCCGCAGATCATCGAGCTGGCAACGCACAATTGTCGGAACACTATCGCGATGGCCGAAAGTGCAATCCGCGAAGAAGCGGGAGCAGAGGCATGAGCGCGATGAACGAAGACGACATTGACGACCTCATAGACCGCTTGGAGTCCGGCTGCGCCTCTCCCGAAGACATTGCCGCCGCCGCCGCAATGGCGACCTTTCTGGCAGATTGGGAAATTCTCAACATCGATGTTTTCTCCGGAGACGAGAGCGACGTTCGCGTTCTTAGCGCGAAGGTGGTCAAGGGTCGCACCGCGCATGTTGACCACTATTCGCAGCGTCCTATTCCGGTCGGTGCGCGCCATCTCGTTATCCGCGAAATGTGTGAAGGCGAGTTCCTGACGACGCGTCATTCTGAGTTGTCATTGTGGATGCTCTGGCAGGGATACGATCCTTCCGCACTCACCCCCACCCCCTCACAAACAACATCACACGCAGCGGGAGCAGAGGCATGACCTCCAAGCCAATCCCGGAAGACCTGGTTGCCGAGGCCGAGAAGATAATCTTGGAACGTGTTCGGCACTCGTACGCCCACCAAGTTCAGGCATTCGCCCGCGCCCTCCTTGCCGAACGAGATGCAGCAACCAAGGCTGAGCGTGAACGAGCCGCGAAGCTGGCAGACGATATTGACATGGGCACAACAGACGAACGCCACCGCGATACGGCGTATTGGGCAGGGTTTGACGACGCTTGCACGGTCATCGCCGCCGCCATCCGTGGAGGCCAATAACATGCGCCTCGCAACCATCCTCGCCCTCCCCACCCTTGTCCTTGTTCCAGTCCTCGCACTCGCACGGGCGGGAGGTCTGCTTTGAGCGCCGATGCACGTTTCAAATCGTTGATTGACCGCATCCTTCGCCTCAAGGAGGAGCAGGACAGCCTCGCCGCTGATATCCGCGACATCTATGCGGAAGCCAAAGGCGAAGGCTACGACAAGACCGCCATGGGCCAGGTCGTCGCTCATCTGCGCAAGGTCGAAAAGGTCGGCGTTTCCGCTATCGAGGAAAGCCAGACGATATTCGACGTGTATCTCTCCGCCTATCAGCGCGGAACTGGCACGGTAGTTGCTACGCACACGCATGAGGAGCCGACATACGGCGAGCGCCTCGTGGCTGCTGCCAAAGAAATAAAAACCATTACAGCGCTTGACGCGACCACTTTTGCGGTCGACTTCGGCGTTTCCCATCCGCTGCCCGTCTCCTCCCAAGGATCGGCGGATAAGGCTGGCGAGGTAGCTCCTCCCTCCTCGCCAGCCGAAGAATTTACCCCACCCACCTTTCTCGTCAGAGCCGCAAAGCCTCTCCGTCCACACTGCCTCGACCATGAGAACTGCGCTGGGTACGGCTCGCATACCTGTCATCGCTGCACCATTGCTGCGGCCGGTCAAAACGAGGCCGCGTGATGACTGGCGCGGTTGTCATTACACCCGATTACCCGACGCGCGGCGCGTCCCTCATGCGTCGTGACATAATTGCGATACGAATCCGCGTCGGTAGCTGGCGGGCGCATCTCAATGCTCTGAACACCTGTAACCCCGCCAGCACAACCAATTCCCATCCTGCCGGTGACCTCCCCCCTGGCCGGATAACTGCCGGGGCCTGCTGCGTCATCGCGCGGCTCCGGCATCACTACGAGGAAAAGGCAGCGCATTGCCTGCCGGAAATGGAGGTCGACCTGTGAAGATTTATCTCGCCGGCCCAATGACGGGCATTCCACACTTCAACTACCCAGCGTTCAATGCGGCGGCGGCAAAGCTTCGGGAGGCAGGACACACGGTTTTTAACCCTGCCGAATACGATATCGAGACATACGGCAAGGACATATCAAACGAAACCGGATGCGCTGTCACGGCGACCGCAGAGCATGGGTTTGATCGTCGCGCTGCTCTCAAGGCTGATCTCGCTTGGATCTGCGACAACGCGGAAGGCATCGCCCTGCTCCCCGGATGGGAAAAATCGAGCGGCGCAAATGCCGAACGCGCCCTCGCCAATGCGCTCGGACTCGAAGTCATCAATATCCATGCAAAAGCAGATTTAGAGGCCCGCCTGCCGGAAATGGAGGGGTGAGATGGCTGGGTGGCGATTGAAGCGTGGAATGCCCGAATGGCATGAGGTCATGCTTTACCGTGAAACGCTCACGGACGGGACAGTCATTGAGGCCTACACGGAAGATTGCGACGGGGACATTGAACTGTGGGGCGTCAAGGAGAATGGCGTCCTTGTAGCCAGCGGCTCATTCGAAGGCCATGAGTACGAAAAAGCGCGTGAAGCAGCAGAGCGGGTGATTTGTTGGGGTGTGGTACCTGACGTTGCAACGCTTGGGGCTGCCGCATGACCCGTCTCCTAGCCCTTACAGGAACAGTCCTCCTCCTGATGACACAGGCGGGGGCGGCACACGACTGGTTTCCCGCAAATTGCTGTTCGGGCCATGATTGCAAGGTCATAGAGCAGAGCCAGGTTCAGACCACTGCGCAGGGATTTCAAATCCCCGGCAATCCCGAAATCGTCCCGTATTCCTCTCCGAAGATAAAGCAGACGCCACCGGAAGGCGACGGGAATTTCGCGCTCTGCACCGAGGACGGCAAGCCGGATGGCGCTGTCATCTGCCTGTATATTCCGACGTGGGGGTCATGATGGAATACGATCCCGCCAAGGACGCACACGACAGCTACTGTGCCGCAATCGAGGCAAAGCGGCTCCGTCGCATCGAACTTAGGCTGTCGTCCGGCTTGACCGAGGAGACAAGAGAGCAGCTTCGCCAAATCGATGAAGCCCTACGTCACGCCGCGATCAATGCCGACAAGATCTTCGTAGGGGAAAACAATTGACCCGCGAAATCACAATCGGCCAGTGCAGGCTCATTCTTGGCGACATGAATGAGGTATTGCCGACGCTGGGACAGTTCGACCTCTGTTTGACCGATCCTCCTTATGGCATCGGCGAGGATGGTGGTCGGTTCCGTGGGCGAAAGGGGCAGAACATCCGAGTCCTGCCGAAAGGTGGGTGGGATGCCTCAACGCCGCCCGCTGGATCGTTCGAAGCCATTCTTGCCTGCAGCGCGGATCAAGTCATCTGGGGCGGTAACTATTTCACGGACAAGCTTCCTCCATCAAAAGGGTGGCTCTACTGGCAGAAGCTCATGGGCGGCGATTTTGCCGATGGGGAGCTTGCATGGACCAGCCGCGACAAGGCGCTTCGCGAGTTCACCAAGTGCCCAAAGGGCCAAGGCGCGGAACATCCCACGCAGAAGCCGGTCGCCCTCATGGAATGGTGTCTGTCCTACTTCCCAGCCGCTAAAACGGTTGTCGATCCGTATATGGGTTCTGGAACGAGCGGAGTGGCCTGCGTTCGGCGCGGGGTGGCCTTCACTGGCATAGAGCAGCACGAGCCATATTTCGACATCGCCTGCAAGCGCATTCAAGACGCGCACGACCGCCCCGATATGTTCCTTGCTCCGCGCGCTCCTGAGCCACAGCAGGAGGCCCTGCTATGATGGTCGAATATTTCCCACGCCGCATGATAGCCGACAAGCTCGCCGAAGGCTGGCGGCTGGTCCCCGGTCACTCCTACAACGTCTCGGATTACGCGATCCTTCTCATGCTTCCCGACGTTCCCGAGCCACTGACAGCGGCTGCAATTCGCACCACGGCTGCCCGGTTCCGTCCAAAGCCTCGCACATCAAACCTATCCGCCGCTGCTACCTCAAGGATGGTTACCAGGCCTAGGAGGGTGAGCGCGTGAGCGACGTCACCAGCCAGCGCATTGCGATTACAGACATGCCTCCGTCTGCGAATGCCATGCGCGCACATTTCATCACGGACGGCAAGGTCCAGAGCGTCAAGAGCAAAGCCTATGCCGAATGGAAGAAAGCGGCAGCTTGGGAAATAGCGGCGGCTCGTCCCGGCAAGATATCAGGCCCGTACCGCCTCTACATTGCCGTCCAGCGCGACTGGCGTAGCAAACGCGCCCGCGACATCGACAACATCATCAAGCCCGTCAGTGACGCCCTTGTGGCCGCTGGCGTGGTTACAGACGACAGCCTTGCCGAGGAAGTCAACGCGAAGTGGGCTGACAATCTCGACGGGCCTGCGGTCGTCGTCATCATTTGCGAAGCGGAAAGGGAGCTCGCGGCATGAAAGTCAAAACAGCAGAGATGCCCGGATTTTCCACCTTTTGGGAAATGTGGCTCCCTTACTCGAGGGAGTCGGACGGTCGCGGCAAAGCCCGCCAGGAATACGAGAGGCGGCTAAAGGCCGGCGCGTCGGTGGACGACATTCTCGACGGGACACGGTTCCACCTTCGCAACCTCAAGGACCGCGAGTTCATACAACTTGCATCGTCATTCCTTCACGGCGAGCGATGGGCCGACCTCGCCCCTCGCGAACGCGACTACCAGCGCCGCCTAGCAGAGCGCACACAGCAGCCCAAGCCAGCCCCGTCCAGAGCCGTTGAACCTGTCGTGGCACAGATGACGAAGGAAGAGCGTGAAGCCGTCCAGCGCCGCATTGCCGAACAGTACGGCGTTAGGCTGGAGGGTTCGCAATGTCTGAATTGACCGCGGAATTTGTGCGCGCCGCGCTGCTTTACGACCCACTCACCGGAATCTTTAGACGGAAGACCGGCAATTTGGCCGGACGCATTACTGGACGTATTTGCAAGGGATACCAGTCCGTCTTTGTAGGCAACAAGCATCGCCTGTCGCATCGGGTTGCATGGCTGTATGCCTACGGCGAGTTGCCTCCATCGTCCATATGCGTCGATCACATAAATGGGATTCCAACTGACAATCGCATTGCCAACCTTCGTCTCGCTACGAGGTCGCAAAATGCGCAGAACCGGCGGTCAAGCAAGACTGGCAAAAAAGGCACATGCTTTAACCGTGTTGTCGGCAAATGGCAGGCGCAAATCTGTTTGCCAGGTAAACAGATCTATCTCGGTATTTTCGATACGGAAGATGAGGCGCACGCCAGATATTTGAGCGCTGCCAAGGAATTGTTCGGCGAGTTTGCAAACGGGCAAAGCCGGGAGGCGGCCTGATGAACCTCGCCCCATTCGAAATGACCAAGCACAAGATGCTCCAGAAATACGCGGGCCGTGAAGTCATCCGCGAAAACGTCGGCTTTGATGAATGGAAGCGCATGTCCATGGCGAGGCAGGTTCCCGTCAATGCGGTGTGGGCAGCAGCGCTCGGCATAATTTACGGCCCGGAACGGAAAGCAGCAGAGTGACCAGGCGTCCCGTCATCGACCTGTTGTCCGACATGGACGGCTGGGAAGAACGGGAAGTGTTGGAACTGATCAGGAAAAGGATGCTCGACAATGCACATAAGCTGGAAAATGACGACGCAGCAAAGATCCAAGGCGATACGGCAATACGGGCTGGGCATCTCGCCAACGGCGATCGCGAAGGAGTTCGGGGTATCCGTCCCGGCAATCATCCAACTGGCTCGCCGCGCTGGCCACGGCCCAAGGGCTGACGTGACGGCGCAAATCTGCGGCGATCCGCTTCCCGGACGCAGCGCTCTCGACCGCGTCTCAATCCAGCACAAAGGAGCGTAGGAGATGGCCGTTGCTGATCGAATTGAGGAACTGGAGGATTTTATCCAGGCGTTGGATGAATGGGGAGTGGAAGACAGAGGGGAGAGAGTAGCAGCGATAACCGACTTCCTCAACTCGCCAATAGGTCTAACGCAATATCTGGACAGGATTTCGCCGACTATTTCAGGGAGGGCGTGATGGGCAAATGCCGACACCTATCGATATCCGATGAAGCCTACTGCAATGCTGAGCCTGCGCCTGCTTTTCTGTGCGGGTGGCCGGTCAAACTTGGTGTCGTTCCGGGCTGGGTAAATCGCCAGATCGGCGGTGGACTGATGATCAATCACAAGACCGAATGCCAAAATTGTCCATGCTTTGAGCGCGAGGTGGCTAAATGAGCGGGTGGGACGCTACGATCAAGTGCTTTGCGCTGCTCGGCTATCTGATTGGCGGCTATCAGGCGGTAACGCTCGCATGGTCGGTTGAAGGCTGGCTTGGCGTGATTACAGCCTTGGCATTCGTCCACGCCGTCATAAACACGGTTGAGGGGCTCGCCTCCACCATCAGGAGCAGGTGAATGACAAAGCTCGAGGAAATCGCAAGGGCGATCGATCCCGTGGCATTCGATGACGCGGAGTGGGTTTTACCACTCTTTCAGCAAGAGGCAAAGGACGAAGCCCTCAATGCCGCCCGCGCTGCTGTTGAGGCAATGGTCGAGCCGACGCCTGGCATGATCGAGGCCGCTTGGCGCACGATCATCACAGTACCAGCGGATGTGCGAATGAATGTCCTGTTGATGGATTCAAGGACAGCGCACTCGGTGAAAATGCTCAATCGCTTCCGCGCCATGATCACTGCCATCCTCTCCGAACATGACTGGAGACAGAAATGAGCGCGAAGACGGAGCCCCCCGAGTTCATCGAATGGAAGGATGCCCGCAATCATCGCGAGCCAAAATGGCCGCTAATGGGCTATGCGCCCGGCGAATACATGGGCCGTTGCATTTTGTGCCAGGGAAAATTTCACGACCTGGACAAGCGAGCCTACCACTGTCTGCCTTGCGCAATCGACGCGGCAAACGCGCGCGCCGTTGATGTTGTTGAAGAGCTACGCGCTACGCGCATCGAAAATGAAACACTTCGTTCCACAATCCGCATTGTTGGTGGGGGACGACCCCGCCCATGACCACCGCCAGAACCCGCGCTGCGAAGATCAAGGCCAAGCGAGGTCGCCCGCCAAAGGTAGGCGCTATCCGAACGGAATCAGGACGCATCTCCAGATCGGAGAAAGGCCAGTGCATGACCAGAATCGAGCTTGAAGCCGCAACATGGAAGCGTCGGCAGATGATCCCCGATTTGACCCCCGAGGAAGCCCGCAAGCCAGAACACGGCTCAGTCATCGAACGCTGGCACGAGGATTACAAGCGGATCAAGAAGCGCTATCCAGACGGCAACCATCCAAACGAGTTCACGCAGATCCATTACGACACGGCCATACGCTATCACGAATGCTACGACGCCTGGCTGTCCGCAATCGAGGCAAAGCGCCAACGATCGGGATCGGACTATTCCGGCGTTCGTGGCTATGATGGACGCGACCCATTCGACAGGGATGCACAGCGCAAGCATATCGTTGCCGAGCGCGCTTTCAAGGATGCCCGTCGCGTCATCATGGAAGCCGGCCCGTTGTGTCCAATGGCAGTCGAGGCGATCATCATCGAAAACCATGCGGTCGAGAGCCTGCGCGGCGATCTTCGGATGGCGTTGAACAGGCTGGCAATCCTGTGGCGGTTGCAGAGCGCGGCGTAGGGTACAAATTATTTTGACGAAATCGACGGCTTGCATACAAATATCTCACATTTCCTGTTGACACCATACAAACATCTTGTATGATTAGGACATCAACAAGGGAGTTACGCACATGACCAAGGGACCAAAGCGGTACGTTGAGTGGGATGGATCGTTTTACGCTGTCCGTTCGAACAAGATCGGAATCCCCGACCTCAAAGCCATGTCTCGGTTCGCCGCATTGCAATGGCTCATCAATCATACTCATCCTCGCGGCTACAGCCGCCCCAACCCGCTGGCCGGCTTCGGTGGCGCAATCAAGGTAGCTTGACATGAGCGAGAATGCCGACATGAACGAAGCCCTCGAAGCGGCTGGAAAACTGGATCGCCTTCGAGTTCTGGAAATTAACCGGCTCAAGGCCGCACTCCAATTTTACGCGAATCCTGAAATTTACAAGCCTCATCCTCATGGCCTGACATTCGACAGTCGCGATATGAGTTTCCACGCCAAAGCAACATTAGCGCAAAGGGGGCCGGAAGATGGTACGTGTTGTCGCTGTGGGGCCGCTCCGCGCAATGCATCCGGGTTGTGTTCCACGTGCCTCGATGAAGATGCGGATCTGGCAGGGGAGATTGAGGCACAAGGATTGTGGCGTAGCGCTCTAGATGCTGAGAGAATAGAAGAATGACCGCCGCTTCATTCACCAACTGGCTCGCTGACATGAAGTCGGCGGGCCTTGCTCGTTCTGATGCCGCAGCGGCCCGGCTGCTTGGCGTCTCAGCAAACACGGTCGTCACGCTCAAGAAGGAAGGGGCTGACACGCGCACCGCTCTTGCCTGCCGCGCACTTCTCCACAGAATGGAGCCGTACACATGAATGTTACGCATCCGAAATAAAACCGCTTGCAATCAAAAGGCGTCAGCGGCATAAATGGGTGACTGGAAATCCGTCTAAAAATCGAAAGTGCGCACCATGCGCTTGGCGGGATACATCTAAACAGAATACGGTGACGATGCTATAAGCGCCGCTCCACCGTGCAGGACTAGGATAGTGGGCGTACATAAGAACCGCCCGGTAATCATACAGGCGGTGCGCCTAGCTGATACTCCGCTATCCTTTACCCTACTGCACATTGGTCTGGGTTAGGGCTTGGTATCGTCACTGCGCGGGATAGACGGCTAGGCTACAAAGCCCGCGAAGCAATTGGAATTCGCCCGCATCACGGGTGCTGCTGTAAAGCCTGCCGATGTCAGATGCCGGCAGGAGCCAATTTGTAGAGCCAATGCGGAGTCCCGCGCGATCAGCCCCTTGTAAGGGTGGACCTAAAAAGTCCGGGACATTCGCGGCGCGCTAGGTGCGCATACCGCCAGAGACGGTTGGGGTTGATCGCCCATTCTGTGCTGGTCGGGAATGGGATGCAAATTCCTATGGCCGCTCCAAATTCGCCAGACGTGGCGACTAGACCGCGCTAAACGGCTCAGGCCAGCTACCTGAGCGCAGTGCCACCTGTGATGCTGGCCCGGTCGCTCCACTCCCCCGATACCTGGCAATAGGCCAGAGCAATCCGGAAACGACATGCTCCCCACCAAGAGATGGTGCATCATCTATCAAGGCAGGCTCATGCTGATAGACGCATGGCCGCTCACCC